TTCAAAAACGACGGAGATTCTCGGCAGAATCAGATCGTCCTGATCGAGCGATGCGAACGCGCTTGATGCGCTCAGTCCTGTCGCGGTCTGAAGGAAAGTTTTTGCTGCGCTCTCGACGTTCGTCTCGAAGTCGAGCAGTGTTTCTAAATCTGGTGCTGCCATCACTTATTGTCGACTTGTTCAATCGCTGCTCGGCACTCCTCGATGATCTCATTCGTCTCTTCGTCCGGATGCTCGATTTTTGCTGCCATATCAATGGCTCCCTGATAATCCCGGATTGTCTGCAAATACTTAGCATGCAGCTTGTAACCATTGATTTGATAAATCGCTTCGTGCTGCAATGGCTCTCTCTTGTCCTCCTGCGCGTTGCAGGCCTTTATGTATGCTAGCCCCTTCTCGACCAGCTTGCCGCCTTTCTTGCCGTAATATTCGCTCAGGTAGAAGTATGCCTCGCGCCGGTGCGGTCTCTCCTTGATGGCCTCATGCAATGCCTCGACCATTGCGTCATCATTGTCCAGATGACTGCTGGCAATCGCTAGCATGATCCATAGATTGTAAATCTCAATGCTCACATCGTGAATCGCTAATGCCTTTTTAATCCAAGGCACCGCGCCCTCAAAGTCGCACTTGTTGAAATGTTCTTTGGCCAGATAGCAGTAGTCAGCAGGTGCGGTCTTGGCCGATTCCTGCAATAGACTGATGTGAAAGTCGTGATTTGATTTGCCCTTGTCTGGTAGGTGCTGCACCTCGATGTCTCGAAAAAGCGTCACGTTGCGCTTTTTCTCCGCGCGATCCTGCGGCACCAATTCCTCATGCACCGGGTTGACCCATTGCCACTCGCCCGGCCTGTGAATCCTGATTTTGATTAAATTTCCGATTGCCGATGTCACCCTGTATGGCATCGCGAACGCCTCGCCGCCGATTCTTGCTATCGCATCCTTGATTCGCTCCGGCCTCTCGATCTCATCATCGCAGTCCAGCCACATGACCCACTCGCCTTGCTTCTCTGCCATCAGCCGTGCTTTGTTCCTTACCAGTGAGAAGTCAAATTTGCTCCTCTCCGGGAATGTGTGCACATGATAATCAAATGTGATCCCGCTTGACTCGATCACGCGCAGGCAGTCGTCGGTGTCGTCGGTGTTGACAAAGCACAAGTGATCGATTGCACCCTTCATGCTTTTCAGCAGTCGCTCAAGATAGTGAGCGTCCGGCGCATAGCCGATTAAATATAGAACGAGTCTAGCCTCGTTGATATTGTGCGGAGCAGTCGATTCTGAGTGTGACATTGGCTGAGTCATTGTGAGTAGACATCACCTTGTAGTTCCGCGTCCCATCTGTCAAGATCATGCCTTTTGTCGGCAGGTTGGTGTAGCTCATTTTGTTCAGGTAGAATCTCGTGTCGATTGTGACTTCTCTGCCGTCCTCAAATATATCGAACGCCACCTCCATGTCCTGCTTGTTGGCGAGATAGGTCTCGCTGTTCGTCGGTGTGACCGCCGTCAATGTTGTCTGCATGTTGGCCACTGCGAAGTTGAGATTGTCGCTGATTAGGCTGCTTGAAATAATACTCATCTACTTATGCCGGGAATGTAAAAAGCCGCCACCCTTACGAGTGACGGCTTTTGGACAATGGTTGACGCTAATGCTTAGGAGTCAGCAGAAAGCTGGATGCCGGCGTTGGTGTTGATGATCACTTCGTCAACGGTGTTGTAAACGCGGAGCACATCGCTCTTGATCGGCTCATCGCGGTAAGTCTCCGCTGTGAATACGCCACCACCTTGAGGGAATGCCAGTGTCCGGCCGATACCGCCGTTGCTGAACTCGCCACCGGCGACTTGTGCAACGTAGTATTCGCTTGTGGACCAGACCTTGCTGCGAACGGCACTCTTGCCCTTGGCCGCGCTGTTGTAGCGAGTTGGGCAGATGATGATGTCGTTAACGCCGAGTGCAGCTTGGAGCACCGAGCGGTCAGTGTATTGACCGTTGCCGTTGAAGATCGAGCGGACGTCGTCTGTGTTGATCATCTCGTTGAAAACGGAGAGCTCGATGATCAATGCGAGATTGTCATAGAACCCGTTACCGTTGAGAATCTCAACTGCATTCTGGATGTCCTTGATTGGAGTTGCGGCAGCGGCGTCGCTCATGGCTGCGCTGGTGTTGCCAGTTGTGAATGATGCGTTGGAGATAGCGGATGCAACGCGCAGCTCGTGGCCGACCATCAGATCGCGCTGGAGCTTTTGTGCGATTGCAGCGGCTGCGTCGCTGATGCCGTTCTCGGCCGCCTCAGCTTCGTCTTCGTCAGGAAGGACACCTTCGAGTGCGTATTGCAAGCAAGCGTAGCTCTGCTTGTCATAATCGAAATCACGGCGAGCGAATGCGCTGCCGGGAGAGCGTGTTTGCGAAGCGTTCAGGTCAAACTGATTTGCCCCGAATACTGGATAGTCGCCGTTTTTCGAAGACGCATTGCGAACTGGAAGTATGCGAGTGCCAACGAATTGGTTTTCACCGATCTGGTTGAGTGCCTCCGAAAGAATCGGATTGAATGCTGCTGTAGTTGAAAGAGCCATAATAATTTTGTCGTTAAGTGTTAAGCGAAGAGGACCTCGATGACGTCGCCATCGACTGCGGATTCAAGTGCATAGCCGACCAAGACATCCTCGGTGAGAGTTGCAGCGATACCGATCTTGCCGTCGGCTGCTGCATAAACTGCGTCGCCTGCGGTGATTGTTTCGGATGCTTCGATGGATGCGGTGCCGCCTCCATTAGCAAGCACGACTGTTACGTCAGTGCCTGCGTCAGCAGCGCGATCTGTTGCGCCGATTGATACGCCGCCGGAGCTGTCAGCGCCGTGTTGAACGTCGCCTCCATTGAGGAAAACGACGCGATATTGGCCGACCGTTGCGGTGGCGGTAAAAGTCTTCTTTAGACCATCTGTAGTTGTATATGCCATAATAGTTATTGGTTAAAATTAGAGTGTGAAAATTTCTGGTTTCTCCTTGCCAAGGCGTAGAGTAGCTGTGAATTCGCTGATGCCATGCTCTGCCGCGTATTCAGCTATTGCTTTGTTGCGGTTGACCTTGCTCGGAGTGTAATCGGCTGAACCTTCGGAAAAATGAACTGGGTCGCTGCCCTCGATTAGCTTGGAAAGCTCCGCGATGCGTGCCTCTTTTGCCATCATTTCGCCTGCGTCCTCTTCGGCTTTTGCCTGGCTGGATTCGAGCTCACCTTTGAGTTTGCTCATCTCCTCTTCGTCTTCGGTCATTTTGCCTTTGAGATCTTCTAGCTCTGCCTTGAGAGATTCATTTTCTTCTTTAAGCTTTTCGTTTTCCTCCGCGAGGGATTCCATACTGGACTCCTCTTCGGAATTCTCTTCGAGCTTGGTTTGCAATTCTACGACCTTGGCCTCAAGCGCTTCGGCTTCTGCGACCAGCTCGTCATTCTTTTCTGTCAATTCTGCTTTTGTCATCTTGCTGATAGTTGGGTTGTCAATTTTTGAGAAAAGGCCGCGCTGGTTGGCAGCCGGAGAGTCTACAAAGTCCGCGCTGGATACCTCCTCGACGCGGATAGATGGATATTCGAAAAGAGCGTCTTCTGGCTTCTCATCGATCTCGATGTCGCCGTCTGTAGTCGCCCATGCTGTCGTCGCGGAAAATACGATGCTCAGCCCGAACCGCTCTGGCATCTTCTGAGCCATCTCGAACAGTCGGTTGAATTTGCGAGCGTCATCCTCCCGGAAAGAATCGAATGCTTGGAAATCACCGAGTAGTCTGTCTCCTTCGATCCTGAAATTGCTGAACATGCCGACCTCACGAGTCAACCGGTCCTCAAACAAAGCGCCCCGGTGCGTGATGTATGCCGGAAGCTTTGCATCATCTAGCTCGTCCTCGATGGTCTCTAATGATTTTCCGTCGACGAATAGTCCATGCCCAAGCGCCGGTCCGACTGAAATAAGCGAGACGCCCATCATTGTGCCTGCGTCTCGGTCGACTTTGCTCTCGTCGATACCCTGAATCCCAAATGCGAATTTTCTCTCCATGTTACTAGCTGCCGTTTTGTCAATTTGTTTGAGCTTGCGGATCGCCCACTCGACGCCCGATGTGCCGCCCCACCCGAGCCAAGCGACGTAGCCCGCATCTTTCCAAGGCGTCCCCTTGAACTTCGGGTCGATCTCTGCGTTCTTCTGGTGCCGCTTAAATGATGCCATGCGTGCTATCGTTTCCCGGCTGATCTTCTCGCGCTTGGCGAGTTGATTTGCCCGGGTCCACCCGACTGCCGTCATTCCTTTGACTTCGTCGCCATGCTCGTCACGCCAGCGAAGAACTTTTTTGGCGTTGTTCGATGCGCTCTCCGGGTAATCGTTGTAGCTGTCTGCGAACGCCATCGAATCCTCACCCGTGCTTTCATCCCACTGCCGAATGCAAGCCGCGTAGCGCTGCTTTTCGTCCGGGAAATCCTCGACAGATACCTCGTCAATCATGCAACGCTGCAGAAACTCGTTGCGCTCCTCAGTCGGCTCTGGATTAGGTAATGGCATTAGACTGGATTCCTTCGACAACTTCGGTGTAGTTACCACTGATGCTTGTCGGGAATGGGTTGATTAGCTCCTTCCAGTCGAGGCCATTAGCCTCTGCGATCTGCTGCGCCTTGCGGATGTTCTGCGCTTTACGTCGAAGCACGTCCTCGGCTGTGTAACCGAACGGTGCAGTGATGTCGTCCAGCGACATAGCCCCGGCCCGGAAGTATTCCATGTCCGCCTTGACCTGCGCCGCTCGGTTAATCCAACGAAACGCTGGCCGCTGCCATCTGACGCCGAAAGGCGAAGGTGCCTGCGCCATGTCGATCACGCCGTCCTTGATGATCTGCGAAAGCCATCTGCGGTAGAGTCGATCCATCACCCGAATGACGTCGCTCTGGTAGGACTCGATTGTCTGCTGGTATTGCAGCACCACGCCCTGCGAAGCGGAGAATGAACTGCCGCCGATCTCCATGAGCAGAAATTCGAGCGGGATCCCGACCGCGCTGCCTGCTTTGCGGAGCAGGTAGCTCACCCACTGGATGCCGTCGACGTTCGGTCTGCCGTTGCTGCTGATGACGCTGACGTCCTCACCCGGCTCCATGTAATGAAAGCGCCCCGGCTCGAACTGTTCGAGGTTGCCGTCCCCGTCTTGATCCGACCCGTCCATGCGATTCTGCAACTCAAATTCGTAGCTATTCTCACGCTTCACCACTACGGAAAGCGACGCGCTGATCTTGGCTGCGATCATCTCGACGCGGTCGTATTCGTCGCAGTCCTGCAAAGTGTTCAGGATAGG